GTATATTTCCTTTGGTGGGATTTATTGTGTGGGGCTTTCGCCCCAGTAGTTAATTAATAAGTAGCTAAGCGGGTTTTTAATTGTCGCTTTGTCCGGCTAACAATTAAGCTCAATAGTTCAGCGCGTCGGCTGGCCATGCGGGAGTCGTACGGGGTGCAAACTGTCCCAGTAGATAAGGGCATTTTTAAAGGGTGGTTGTTTGGCTTGTTCATGTTTAATATTTCCTTTGGTGGGATTTATTGTGGGGGCCATCGCTGGCCCCAGTCGTTAATAATCAAAGTCTAAAAATACGGTGGTATTTGGGTTTAAAAATACTTCTCGGTTGATGTCTTCAGCATCTGAACAACATATTGAAGCGGGGCCGAATGAGTCCTTGCGGTTGAAGTGTTCACGAATAAAAACGGTTTTAGAATCTATCTTCCGCTTAAATAGTTCACCCTTCTTGAGTGCTTTTAAAGTAATCGTTTTACTCATGGTTAAAACTCCTTGGTTATATATGGCCCCAGCTATCGCGGGGCTGTGGTTAATTATAAACCGTAAGGCTCTACGGTGTATAGCTATTTATAAGTAATTACTTAATAAACTGCCACTTTGGCAGTGCTTCGACCCAGTATTAGTGATCTAATCCGGTTAAATACCAAACTAACCACTTGACCCGCTCCGGCGGGTTTCGTCGTTTTAGGAGGGCCGCAGCATTGCCGCCACTAGATACAATGGGACAGTTAAAGAACCACCAATGGGAGACCGCCGCACAGGTGTTCGTGGCTACTGGGAACAAAACCGAGGCATATAGACAGGCCGGTTATTCTACAAACATGACGGACAAAGCTATCAGCACCAAGGTTCAACGCGTGTTTAATAACGGGGCGGTATTGGGTAGGGTGGCCGAACTACAAGCGGAGCAAGCAAAGCTTCACGCAGTCACCGTCGAGAGCCTAACCGAACAGCTTAGGGAAGACCGCCAGCTTGCATACTCTGTAAAGAACCCTTCAGCGGCAGTATCAGCGGTGATGGGTATGGCTAGGCTTCACGGGCTTGATAAACAAGTGCTAAGCGCTGATCCAATTAACCCACCAAGCCTGATAAATATAGCCATAGTCGACAACACAGCAAAAAGACTCAATGGTTAACGCTAAAAGCTTAGACCTGACACTTGCAGCGCCCTTTGAGCCATTATTAAAGCCTTGCAGGTATAAGGTTGTTTACGGTGGCCGTGGCAGTGGGAAGAGCTATTCTATAGCCATGCTCCTTGTGCTGGCTGCATATAAAGAGCCATTGCGCATACTCTGCGCCCGTGAGATCCAAAAGAGCATAACCGACTCAGTCCACCAGCTTTTAGTTGATACCATTGACCGGTTGGGCTTACTTGGACACTTTGAAGTGCAGAAGACCCAGATACTGGGGCGAAACGGTTCGCGGTTTTTGTTTGAGGGTTTAAGGTCCAATATATCCAAAGTTAAATCAATGGAAGGCATTGATAGGGTCTGGATCGAAGAGGCCGAAAGCGTGACAAATGCAAGTTGGGACACGCTCATACCTACTATCCGGAAAGATAATTCAGAAATATGGGTGAGCTTTAACCCATTAGATGAGATGGACGCAACATATCAACGCTTTGTTGTTGAACCGCCCCCAGGCTCTTTTGTAGTTAAAGTTAATTACGATGAAAACCCATGGTTTCCTGAGACCCTAGAGGCTGAAAGGTTACACCTTAAAGAAAAGAACGCAGCGTTGTATGCCCATATCTGGGAGGGTGACTGCTACGCCAACAAAGACGGTGCGTATTTTGCTGAACATATCATCAACAAGCAGATCAGCACCATACCAGTCGATAGAGCATTACCAGTCAATACAGCATGGGACTTGGGCATTGCAGACGCCACGGCTATCTGGCTGTTCCAAGTGCAAGGCAAGTCCGTAAGGTTTGTAAGCTATTACGAGTCTAGCGGTGAGGGTATCCAGCACTACCTCGATGAGCTAGCAGCGTATAAGGAAGAACACGGCATCCAGTGGGGTCATCACATAGCACCCCATGACATACGAGTAAGAGAGTGGTCAACCGGTCAAAGCCGTCAGGAGATGGCTGAGAACCTTGGTATTAACTTTGAGATAGCACCCAGTCTGCCCATTATTGATGGCATTGAATCAGTTAGACGCCTATTGCAGTCTGCATGGTTCGATGAAGAGAACTGTAGTGCTGGTATCAGATCACTGCGGAACTACCGCAAAGAGTGGGACGACAAGCGCCAAGCATACAAGACTAAACCACTACACGACTGGACAAGCCACTGTGCTGATGCAATGCGCTACTGCGCTGTATCGGCTGAACTGTGGGAGTCACAACCAGTACAAGCATTACAACAAACACGAATGAGACTGGCAGCGTATGTTGCCGGTGATTCATCAATAGGCTATTAAATGCACGAAGCTAACGAGTTCGATCAATACTACCAAGAGCAGGAAGTCACAGAGAAATCTGAACAGGCTGAACGCGATATGGCAGAGCGTCTACGGGTATTCGGTGTACGTCTACAATCCAAAGCAGACGATCAAGTACAACAGCGTTATAGCATTGACGAACGATGGTTAGATGATCTACGCCAGTTCAACGGTCAGTACGACAAGGTCACAGCAGCCACACTGGCAGCTAGTGGGGGCAGTAAACTGTTCGTCAACATCACCCGCAATAAGGTGAATGCAGCAGAAGCACGACTAATAGACATCCTATTCCCAACAGATGACCGCAACTGGGGTATACAGCCCACACCAGTACCCTATCTATCCAAGATAGCCAAAGACGAAGACCCAGTACAAAACGAAGATGGAAGCCCATTTGTAACCGATAAGGGCGTACAGGTAGAAAAGCGAGACATAGCACAAGGCGTTATTGAAGAGGCCAGAGAACGGTCAAACGCGATGCAAGATGAGATTGCAGACCAGTTAACCGAAACGAATTATAACTCTGTGAACCGAGATATGGTTCACGATGCAGTGCTATATGGTACAGGCATACTCAAAGGGCCAGTCATACTTGGCAAGACCAGACAGAAGTGGTCTGAGGTAGTAGATGACCAAGGTCAAGTAGCCCAAGTCATTGAAATCGTTGAGGATCTAAAGCCTGGTGCAGAGCGTGTAGATCCTTGGGACTTCTTCCCTGATATGCAATCACGATCAATCGACGATGCTGAGTTCATATTTCAACGTCATTACATGAGCAAGAAAGCGCTTAGAGACTTAGCAGACAAGCCAGGGTTTCTACGCACACAGATCGCTGAAGTCTTAAAGCAAGATGCTGACAACAGCCATACAGCTACACACCTGCAAGAGATGCAGTCAATGGCTGGATTATCGTCTTATGAAAACGGACGATTTGAAGTATGGGAATATCACGGCCCAGTAGAAAAAGAAGACCTTATTGCTGCTGGTGTAGAAGTTGATGAAGACGATGTATTCACAGACTATAGCGGCGTTGTCTGGTTCAGTGAAGGCCGAGTTATTAAAGCAGTAATCAACCCAGCAGACACAGGCGATATGCCTTACAGCGTATTCAACTGGGAAGGCGATGACACTTCTGTATTCGGTGTAGGTATACCGTTCTTAATGCGTTCTAGCCAGAAGGTATTGAATGCCACATGGCGTATGCTCATGGACAATGCAGGGCTATCAGTAGGCCCACAGACTGTGATTAACAGTCAGGTTGTGCGTCCAGCAGATGGCAACTGGCGTCTAACACCGCATAAGGTGTGGGAGCTAACAGACAAGAACGGCAACGTGAATAACGTGTTTGGATCGTTTGAGATTAACAGTCACATGACTGAGTTAATCGCTTTGTTCCAGTACGCACGACAGATCGCCGATGAAGAAACAGCATTACCCCAGATCGCACAAGGCGAACAGGGATCAGCGACAGACACAGCAAGTGGAATGTCGATGCTAATGAATAGTGCAAACACCATGCTTCGACGTGTGGTGAAGAACTTTGATGACGACGTTACTCGTCCATTCATCAAGCGGATGTACGACTGGAATATGCAGTTTAATCCAAAAGAAGATGTGAAGGGTGACTTCTGCATTGATGCTCGCGGCACAAGCAGCCTCTTGGTAAAAGAGCAGCAAGCAGCGAACTTAATGAATTTGATGAACATTGCTGCATCACCGTTACTAGAACCTTTAACAAACACCGCAGCGTTATACCGCAAAGTGGTGTCATCCATGCAGATTGAAGCCGATGAAATCGTGAAGTCTACCGAAGAGATCGAGCTTGAAACACAGAAGATGCAAAAGCAGATGGAAGCTCAACAGCAAGCCATGATGCAAGCCCAGCAACAGCAGCAGCAAGCGCCTACTGGCGACCCACTAGCCCAGCAGAAGCTTGAGTTAGAAGCCCAGAAGATGCAGATGGACGCTCAGCTAAAAGGCGCTCAGATCCAAGCACAGGCCCAAAAGCTAGAGCTTGACCAGCAGAAGATAGCCTCTGACAGAGAGCTAGAGTTAGCCAAAATGGCCGCAGAGAAGGGCATTAAGGTCAGCGAGATGCGCACTAAGCTGGGTATCGAGAAGATGAAAGTACAAAGTAAAGATTCGCTGTTTGAGAAAGAGCAAGCGTTGAAGATGGCTACAGGCAGCGGCATTTAGATGTTAGTTGATGTGCATTCAACCACTTGGGTAAACCTAGCCGAGTGGGCTAGTAGTGAGATTAACGCTAAGCATGAACTGCTTGAGATGACTCGACTGAGCCATGAAGACACGCAGTACATACGCGGCGAGATAGGAAGTTTAAAAGCGTTACTGGCCATGCCAACGGATTCGCCGTTGCACATCGCTAGTGGCAATTATGAGTAAACACAGGGCCGCTATTAACTGCCGCCGAGGGTGTAACCGATGGATAGTAACGAAAAAGTAGATGATTTTGATTCAGCATTTGATGAGTTTTCAACTGAAGAAGAGACAACCAGCGCAGAGTTAGCGCCAGAAGATACAGAGTTTGTTGCAGAAACCGAAGAGGTTGAAGAGGTTGAAGCAGCAATAGAAGAGCCGGAAGAAGCGCCAGAAGCAGAAGACATCTGGGCCAAGGCCGACGAAGGGCTTAAAAGTGAATACGATAAGCTCCGAGATAACAATGACAAGCTGTCCCACCAAGCGAAGAGTAACGCGGGACGGATTGGCGCACTACAGCGCAAGTTAAACGAATTTCAAGCAACTTCACCTGCCGGTGGTACTACACCATCCGCAACCGAAGTGGCTGAAGCCATGAAGACCCCCGAAGCTTGGGCGTCTTTTAACGAAGAGTATCCTGACATTCACGACGCGATTGAGTCCCGTCTTGAGGTGGAAAGGAGCCAAAACCAAGCAACAATGGATCGAGCGCTTCAACCTCTGCGAGCAGCGGAAGAAGAGCGTCACGTTAACGACCAGTATGCCGCCTTAGAGGCCGCACATACTGATTGGAAAGACGTGGTGAACAGCGAATCTTTTGTTGATTGGCTGCAAGAACAACCTAACGCGATACAGCAGTTATCGAATAGTAATGACGCTTTTGAAGCCTCTACGCTACTCGACTACTACAAACTGGGTCTGCCGCAGGAAGAGATTGCAACAACTTCAACCGTCACAAGTATTCAGCAAAAGCGAGCTAAGCAATTAGAAGACTCTACTGGGGTTCGATCTAAACCAGGGCCAGCGGCCTCTGGAGTAATCCCACCAGATGACTTCGACACTGCGTTTGAAATGTTTGCTGCTGATAATCGCTAGTTAAATTATTAGGAGGCCATCATGGCTAACACAGAATATGGTGATATTTCACCACGTACCGCAGCGTTTGCTGCTAAAGAAATGCTCAAGCGCGGCATTCCATACTTAGTATTAGAGAAGTTCGGTCAGGCACGTCCTTTGGCCAGCAAGTCTTCAAAAGTACAAAAGTTCCGTCGCTATTCCAGCTTGGCACTAACCACTACCGCATTGACTGAGGGCGTCACGCCAACAGCAAAGCAGTTAGCGGCTGTTGACGTTACGGCCACCCTACAACAGTACGGTGACTTAGTAACCATCAGTGACGTTATTATCGACACTCACGAAGACCCCGTCTTGCGTGAAGCTGCTGAAGTGTTAGGTGAGCAAGCTGCTCAATCTGTTGAGACAGTTCGTTTCAACGTATTGAAAGCTGGCACTAACGTACAGTACGCAAACGGTTCTGCGCGTAACGCTGTAAACACTGAAATGACTTTGGCCGACCAGCGTAAAGCGACTCGTACATTGAAGCGTCAGAATGCACGGCAAATTACTTCAGTAGTACGAAGCACACCTTCTTACGGCACTGAAGCTGTTGCACCTTCGTTTATCGGTTTGATCCACCCTGATATGGACGCGGTAATTCGCGGCTTTGCTGGGTTTGTTCCTACTGAGAAGTACGGTCAGCTAACTCCACATGAAGGCGAGATTGGTAAGGTAGAGGACGTGCGTTATATGTGTTCTACAATCTTCTCATCAATCGCCAACGGTGGCGCAACTAAGGGTGCGATGATCTCCACCGCTGGTTCGGTTGCTGACGTATACACTACGTTGATTGTAGGCCGTGATGCTTACGGTATCGTTCCACTTAAAGGCGGCTCAAGTCTAAGCCCAGCCGTGGTAAACCCCAAGCCTTCTGATAGCGATCCATTGGCCCAACGTGGTCATGTTAGCTGGAAGTCTATGCAAACCGCAGTAATTCTAAACGACGCCTTTATGGTTCGTATTGAGTCCGCTGTAACTGACTAACCACTAGGTTAGTTTCCCCCAAAGGGCGCCCTAATCGGCGCCCTTTTTTTATGGAGTAAAC